ATGAAGTTTTAACAGTTACTGTAAATGAACCTGATGTTGCATTTTCAATGATGTAAGTTTTTTCAACTGAATCAGGAATAACAACATTTACGTTTCCTGTAATTGTTCCAGTTAATTTAATGACTTGGTCTTTACCGTTTGATAAAGCACCGTTTGAAAAAGTTAATGTAGCACCAGTAGTTGCATTCAATGCAATAGAAGAATATCCACCGATAGCTTGTTCTAAAATTAATAAATTTGTATTTGTAATCTGACCCCAAGTTCCCGAGTTTTCACCAGTAGCTTGAACTGTTAACTTTAGGTTAGTCGATGTCGAGTTTGCCATAAAATCTTATCCTCTTATTATTTTTATAAATTTTGACAAGTTATGTCAATATATTGTTTTTAAGCAGCTGTGTCAACTTCTTGCCAACCTGGTGGAACAATTGGTGCTGTGCCAGTATTTACATTGTTCCAAATTAATGTGTATACATTACCCGTTGCCATTGTCAAGGTATTTCCTGTTAATGTTACATTTGCATTTGCAGTGATTCCTTCATCACCCTCCTGCATAGTCATTAATTGGCCTGTAATAGAAGCTATAGTATTTGCATCTAAAGTGGCAGTTCCAAGACTCATTGTAATGCCAATTCCAGATAATGTTAAATTTGCATCTGCAGTAATTGTTTCTTGACCAAGGAACATTGCAGCTGCATTACCTGTTAATGAGACATCTGGTTCTGGATCTGAGTCGCCTTCTTGCATTGACATTGCTAAACTTGGTATTTGTTCATTACCCCAAACACCATAACCCCAAGCAAAATTACCATTCCAAGTAGCAGCAGAATTAGCTGATACTTCTGCAATAGTATTAGCTTCTAATGTAGCTGTGCCATCATTAGTTACTAATTCTATTCCTGTTGGATCTACGATTGCTTCTTGATATTGAAGAGTTGCAGTTAAAGGTATTCCAGTTATATCCGCAACAAAAGTTGAACTTGCTTCAGTTCCTGTACCTGCAACAACAGTTGCTTGCTGACCTGTTACGGTAAAATCATCTACATCTGATTGAGTAGTTACTGAAGATAATGAAACAGATAAACCTATTCCAGTTAATTGAATATCTAATCCTGATATGCCCCAAGTCTCAGTGCCCCAAGTATCAGAACCCCAACCTTGATTGACTTCACCTGACGCAGTTAAATTTCCTGAAGAAAAAGAAATAGCTTGCCCCGTAAGTGTATAACTTACGTTAGCCAAATCGTTCCACTGATTAAAGCTCCAAGTTTGTGCGCCCCAGGTATTGGCCATAAGGATTTACTCCTTATTAACCAGAGATCCTTAGAATCGCTGCAGTTGATGTTGGTGCTGGGAACTGAATAGTAAACGTTCCAGAAGTTGCAGTTTTATCTGAACCAAAGTCTAATACAGCAACAGCTGAATTAGCTACCGCAGCAGATGTATTATAAATTAATGCACCTCTTGCAGTTAACGTTACGCCAGTAAAAGATAAGTTATCAAAATCGACTCTAGCTACACCAGCAGTAATAGATGTTCCAGCGTTAACTAACGCACCACCACCTGCTGTGTATTGACCAGAAGCAGCTACTTCGTTTGAAGTAGTGTATGAAGTAGTAGCAGAAGTTAAAGTCGCACCTGCGGTATAAAGAGCTAATTTAAACACGTCTCCACCAGATTGTTTAAAATTGTGATCACCTTCTAAAAGTTGTTTTTTGAAGCTGTTCGCAATTGCCTGAGTTATAGCCATAGTTTATCTCCTTATATATTATTTTCCTCCGACTCGAGGAACACCACTTTGATATTCGTCTCGTCTACGTCTTCCCATTTGTTCTATCGAGAAGCCTTCAACCACTTGTTTATACTTTCCTTCGTATAATTGCAAGAGATCATTTGGCCCTTTTAAAAAACTAAATGCTTCGACTAAGCACGCATATAAAAGTCCGTTGGGAAAAAACTTACTTAAATATGTTTGTGTATTTGTACTCGATAAACCTGGGTCTTTCAAGATATAATTTAATTGAATGGTATATGTTGAGTCAGGGGTTGGAGCTAAAACGATGGTATCCTGATCCCAAAAACTATAGTATTTTGGCTCTCCTGTAGCTCCTGTTGAGTTATACTCAGACATAAAGCTTGTATCTCTATATTCTAAGAAGTTTCTTGTTGAACCTGATCCACCATCAACGATTTGAGCTGATCTAATAACTAATAAGTTGTCTGGAGTATCAATGAATCTTTGTGATGCAACTAATGAAGCTGTTGCATATCTTCTATTATTATCCGAATCAACATCTCTTAAAATTCTAAATTCTGCATTATTAATAAATCCATTAACAATGGTATCAGTTAATACAGTAGAACTAACCTCTGTGTAATCTCTTATCTGTTGTACTAATTCTGCGTAAGTCATTATGATATATTAATTGTTACCTCTCCTAAATTTGCTTGTGCTTCTCTTTTTCTATTGATTGAAGAACCATTATCAGGAATCATACCACTGTTTGATAAAAATGCAAAGTCTCCTGGTAAAGTCAAATCAACAGTCATAAAACCACCATCTCCTGATGCCTGAGTAAAGATTTGTGGTCTAGCATTTCTTAAACCTTGTCCATCTGCTGTAGTTGGTCTTGGTTCTAATTGAGGATGTTTTGCTTCAAACTCAGAAATATGAACTCTTGATCCATTCCATTCAATGACCATTTCCTTATATGGAAATGCTTGACCTGATCTATCAGAAATAAATTGTGCGTATTTTCCTTTTGATAAATTAGACATTTGGATAATAATTCTTTGGAGTTATGAAAGAACTTGATGAAGAACCATCCTCCTCTAAAGCTCTTTGTAATTCATCTTCATAAAGTAATTTCATTTGTTGTACTAATTCTGGTTTAAATTTTTGTGATAAATAATATGCAAGTCCAGATACCATACAAGGTACAAATCTATATGGAACGTCTGCATTATTACCATAGGCTCCGGCATCCTGAATCCTGCTGACATAATAATAGTTAAGCAAGTTTCCGGCTTCAGTGCTTCCGGGAGTTAAATATAAAGTAATTGTAATTCTATCTATAAATCTTTGTACGAAATATTGTGTAGGTACACCTGTTTGAGTTTTATTAGATAAACCTTGATACGCTGATCTATTTATTTTTGTTAATGGAAAATCAACACCAGATGAATTTCTGTATACAGCTTCTAACACATCATCAACACCATAAACTGCTGTTGCATCTGAAGTACCATCTGCTGTTGAACGATACATTGTATAAGCAGATTGACCTGAAACTAATGTAATGGAATTATTTTTTACTTCCCAAAAATGTAAACCTCTATTGCCCCATTCTTGAAACATAATGTTTAAAGAACGTCTTGCTGTTTTTATATCATTACCAGAATAATCAAATCGGCCTAATCTTTCATAAGCTTCAGTAATTATATCATCAATATAAAAACCTGATTCAAAGGTTGCTGTTCCAGAGGTAGCCATTTTTTAACCTCTTATTTATCTATCAATACAGTTGCTTTTGCACTTGTGATTGCACTGCAAGTCATTCCACCTTTAAACAAAATTCCATCTTCAGGAAGATTAAATGAAAACACATCTCCTGGTGGTACTTCTGCTGTGAATTGAGTTCCAGATTCATCTTGTAAAGTTACAGATCCTGTAGTTGTTGTAGTAGTTACATTAGAAAGAATAATTCCTCTTAATCTTGTTCTACCAGCAAATACTTGAGCTGCTGTTGTTATTTGAACTGCTTTTACATCTCCTTTAGCTGCCATAATTTTTCTCCTATTAAATTTGTGTGGGGCCGAAGCCCCACATTAATTATTTATTACGCTACTGTTGCGCCACTGTTTGAAACAATAACCCAACCAATTGTACTAGCCCAAACTAAACATACTGTGTCATTAACATCAGCAAAAGCTATGTTAGTTCCGTTAGCAAAAGTAGCTGGAGTAACTGTTGCAGTTCCACCGCCGTCAACAACCATAGTAATGATTTTCATTTGACCAACAGTTGTACCATTAGCTAAAGTCACTGCAGCAGCACCTGCTTCTGTAGTTAATTCTGTAACTAAATTAGTTATATCAGCAGCACCTGCTCCAGATAAAGCTTGAACTCCACCTGTGATAGTTTTGCCATAAGATGCGTTAGTTGTAACTACACCTGTAGTAGCATTTTTTGTAATTGATTCAAAACCATTTTCCGATCGGACTGGTCCTGAAAAAGTTGTATTTGCCATAATTATATCCTCCTAGTTTACGAACATAGTCTCTAGGCCGTCGACTATACGCGTCTATGTTCTTATTAATTGTATAGTAAAGATTTTATATGCTAAATTTTAATAAAGTGCAAGAGAGTTTGTAGTGGAGTTGACGTTTTCCAACGATTTAGTAGCGTTTTGTTTAAGTAGCTACTGAAACTTTAGGTGCAGCATCAATTATTTTATTAAGTCGACTAGCTTCTTTAGCTTCTGCCATCTTAATATGATTGATAACTTCTTTTATTTTATTATCAATCCTAACCATATCGAGAGTATATCTACCCTCGTCGTTATAGTGCTGCTCCCACTGTAGTTCTAAGCCCCTCTTCTGTTTGTAAAGGGATTGAACGTGTGTTTGCATCATTAACCTCCTCATAGGTTAACCAAGTTTTACTTAAACTGTAAAACTTTGATTCTTCCCATACTATATCATTTTTTCCTAGTTTGTCAACTATTGCATTTTCTAATGCTTCACTGCTGTCTTCGCATTCAATTATGAAGTCGCAAAAGTATCCTCTAGATCTGATTTTAATACGGAAGTTTTTCATATGAGTCTTTCTTTATTATATTTTATAATTGGGGCGAGATTGTGTCTCGCCCCAAAATATTTTAGGTATTACGCACCTTCAACACCGAAGATACCTCTGAAGTCAGATACACCAAATGAGTATCTTTCTCTAGCTTTGTATCTTACGTTGCCAGTATCGAAATCACCTTCCATAGCAGTTTTAATTGCTGCTCTTTCGAAGTATTTCATTCCATTTGGCACGTCAGTGATAATGTAATACGCATCTGTGTCAGTTAAGAAATTGTTCACTCTGTAACCTTGAGGAACCATTCCCATAGAAACGATTGCGTTGATATCATTATCAGCAGTACCAACTCTACCTT